GTATATTCTACTGCCCATACGTTCCGCTACAAATGGTCCGTGCAGTTGATACCGGAACCTTCCAACCCAAGATCGGGTTCAAGACTCGTTACGGTATGGTAAGCAATCCATTCGTCCTCAAGACTGACAATGCTACCCCAGACGCACAAGATCTTACCCGTCGTAGGAACCAATACTACCGCATCTTCAAGGTCGAAAACCTACACGGTAACGACGCATCATACGGTGGCACTGGCTGAGTTTAAGTAGTTAAGTTAGCATACGGAAAAGAGGGGAGATTTATCTCCCCTCTTTCCTTTTCCTATATACATTAGGAGGATATTGTATGTACAAACATCTAAAAGATTTAGATATAAATGCAATAAGAAGACAACCAAAAAATCAAAATTATTTACAATTAAATGAATTTAGATTTGTATTGCATCGAACCCCAAAGATGGTTTACTTTTGTCAAGAAGTTTATTTTCCAGGAATTACTGTTCCCACAATAACACAACCTTCTCCTTTCGGTACTCCAATACAAAGATCTAGTAATAAAGTAGAATATGAAAATTTAGATTTAACATTTTTAGTAAATGAAGATATGGAAAATTGGAAAGAGATCAGATATTGGATCGAGGGTCTTACAACAGAAAAAGATTACGAGAAACCTTTACCAGAAAAAGAAAGATTTTCAGATGCCACTTTAGTATTGATGACAAATGCATCTAATCCTTTTTTCTATATAACTTTCAATAATTGTTTTCCTGTGTCTCTATCTGGCATACAATTTTCTTCTACTGTAGAAGATATACAACCAGCAAAGGCATCGATGAGATTTGGATTTAGCGGATATTCCATAAGGCATATAAAGGATTTTTAATTTATGAATTTTAATGAATTGAAAAAAATGATTGAAATTGATCTACAATTTAAAGAAGATCAACTTGATACTGAATCTTTAAAAATACCACAAATACATTCAAAATATTTAAACTTTCTTACAGATGAAAAATTAAAATTACAGACTTTCCAATTCCAACATGATACTCTTTATAGATTAAAATGGGAATATTACAATGGTAAAATAAGTGCGGAGGAGTTAGAAAAACAAGGATGGGAGCAATTCGATCTTAAACTTTTAAAACAAGATATTCCCATTTATTTGAATTCGGACGAAGACCTTAAGTCATTAAACGAAAAAATATTTTTCCAAAAAGAAAAAATAGCATATCTTGATTCTATCATAAAAATGATTATGAATAGACAATTTCACATTAGAGATGCTATTGCTTGGAGAAAATTCATTAATGGTGTTATTTGATGGCAGATTTATTAATAGAACCATTTGATTCTGTGTATATAAAAGTTTTGGCTGATCCTTCTATTAGTAAAGAACTATCAGATTTTTTTACTTTTACTGTTCCTGGTCATAAATTTGTTCCTGCTTATAGGAATAGACTATGGGATGGTAAAATTAAACTTTACAACTATTATAAAAAAGAAATATACACAGGTCTTTTAGACTATATTATTCAATTTGCAAAAGATAGAAAATATACTTATGAAAATAAAATACCAGAGCCAGAGATAAAATGTGATTTAGAATGCGTAAAAACTTTGACAAAAGATTTAAATCTTTCTGCTCACGGCAAATCAATATACCCACATGATCACCAATTAGAAGCTATTTTATACGGGTTGAATATGGAAAGAGTCCTTCTTCTTTCCCCAACAGGAAGCGGGAAAAGTTTAATACTGTATGTTCTTACCCGTTATCTTCTTGATTATATTCCAAAAGATAAAAAAATACTTCTTATAGTTCCCACTGTATCTCTTGTTTCACAAATGCATAGTGATTTTAAAGATTACTCAAGTATTAATAAATGGAATTGTGATAAACAAATACACAACATATATGGCGGTCAATCAAACGAAACAAATAAAAGAGTTGTAATTTCTACATGGCAAAGTATATACAAGTTACCCACAGCTTATTTTGAACAATTTGATGTTGTGTTTGGTGATGAGTGTCATTTATATAAATCAAAATCATTGACGGGCATTTTATCAAAACTTAAAAATTGTCAATTTAAAATAGGAACAACAGGCACTCTTGATGGAACTTTAACACATAAACTAGTTTTAGAAGGTTTATTTGGTAAAGTGCATAATGTCACTACAACAAAAGAACTAATGGATAAAAATCTTTTGAGTTCTCTTAAAATTAATTGTTTACTTCTTGATCATTCAGATGAAAATAAAAAGAAACTAGCAAGAAAAAAATATTCAGAAGAGGTCGAATGGTTGGTACAATGCGAAGAAAGAAACAACTTTATAGTTGATTTGTCTTTAACACTAAAAGGAAATACTTTAGTATTGTTTCAGTTTGTAGAAAAGCACGGTAAAGTGTTATATGATAAGATGATAGAAAAAGCCGACAGTAAAAGAAAAATATTTTTTATATCTGGTTCTACTGAAAAGGAAGAAAGAGAACAGATAAGAAAAATTATGGAGAAAGAAAAAGATGCTATAATAGTTGCATCATATGGAACATGCTCGACAGGCGTATCTATCAGAAAACTACATAATATAGTATTCTCTTCTTCTTCGAAGAGTAGAGTTCGTGTTCTACAATCCATAGGGAGACAATTGAGAGTATCAGAGCAAAAAGAAGTAGCGAAACTATATGATATTGCAGACGACTTAAGTTGGAAATCATATAAAAATCATACACTAAGACACTTTCATGAAAGAGTAAAGATTTACGAATCTGAGAATTTTGAATATAAAAAAATTCTTATACCTCTTGCGAATCAATAATTAAGAGGAGATAAAAATGTCAGAAAATGCATATAGACTTTTAAAGTTAAGTAATGGTGATAATATCATTGCTAATATAAAAAAAGTAAATCAAAACACATTAACTCTTGAAAAACCATTTATTTATAAAACAATGAGTATCTTTAGTCCTTTTGGTGTAAAAAATGTTGTTTTGTTGAAAAAATGGTTTGAAATGTCTGATGAAGAAATCGTAGATTTATCTATTGATAAAATTTCATCTATGACTAAACCTAATAAAAAAATTATATTATTATATTTACAAGAAAAAAATAAGAAACCAATTCCATATGTTTCAAATGAAGAATTATACAAAAATCCCGATCTTCTTAAAATGGTAGAAGATGGTTCTCCACCTCCTTCTCAACCAATTCCTCCTTCAAATAAAGAAGAATCAGAAGAAGTACACGGGAATTTACATATAAATATGAAAATTACATCTGAAATGTTAGAAGAAAATGAAGCTCTTGAAAATTTATTAAGAGCTTTAGGTGTACCTGTTGATGAATTATTAGATTCTTATTTTAAATCAATAGAAGACGAAAAAGATGAAATTATTGTCGAAGAAGAAGAGAATTCTTTTGGTAACAATCTAAGTGATTGGTCCCCAGATCCTTCTGATTATCTTAAGTAACTTTATCTTCTCTATCAAACGGCACACAGGCATTATAAGAATGGTCCTAGAAATATGTCAAGCAAAAACTTCTTGATTTTTGAAATGATGTGTGTATACTTATGAAGAATATAAGGAGTGAATGCATGACAAAGAAAAAAACCAATAATTATATAGATAATGAAAAATTTTTCAAAGAGATGGTTTCTTGGAAGAAAAAAGTAATAAAAGCTGAGAATTTAGGGAAAAAGAAACCACCTGTGACAGATTATATTGGTTTGTGTTTTATGGAAATTGCTGAGAATTTAATTCGTAGACCAAACTTTGCATCCTATCCATTTAGAGACGATATGGTTGGAGATGCAATAGAAAATTGTTTAATGTACTGTTCTAATTTTGATCCAGAAAAATCCCAAAATCCCTTTGCATATTTTACTCAAATAATATATTATGCTTTTTTGAGAAGAATACAAAAAGAAAAAAAACAAAATTATATAAAATACAAATATTTAAATCATTTAGATACAAAAGGGGATTTTTCTGAATTATTAAAACAATTTGATTTTCATGACGAAGAGAGAGAGTTTTTTCAAAAACTCCATGAAAAAGAAATAAACAAAAAACCAAAGAAAAGGAGAAAAAAGAATGTCTAAAATCTGTATTTTAGGCGATACTCATTTTGGTGTACAGAATGATTCTCACTTTTTTCTTAATTATTCTTTAGACTACTTTACTAATACTTTTTTCCCATTTTTAAGACAAAATAAAATAAAACATGTAATTCATCTTGGTGATCTTTTTGATAGAAGAAAATTTATCAATATGAATACATTGCATAATGTTAGAAATAAATTTTTACTTCCTTTTTATGACGGCGAGTTTACTTTACATTGTGTTTTAGGTAATCATGATGTATATTATAAAAATACAAATAAAATTAATTCTTTAAAGGAACTATTAGATAAAAATAAAATTAAAATATATGATAAACCACAAACAATAGAAATCGAAGGTCATATGATTGGTTTTGTTCCTTGGATGACAAAAGACAACTATCAAGAATGCTCAGAATTT